CTGCAACATCATCTGGCAAATCGATTAAAATTTCTTCGGTGCCGTCTGACCATGCTAAGTTTAGAGCCCAACCTTTAATAGTTTTACGAGAACGAGGCGAGGGCTCTTGCGAGCCCTCTTTCTTAATGCCTAGCATATTTTAAACCCACCACATTCTTTTAGAAATTTGCAAAACCTCATGCAATTATCTGCACTAAATGGATAGTGTGCATACCTGTCGGTACTCTCGTATAGTTCGTCCCACTTTTTTTTGTCTTCTGGTGGGTAATCAATAGGTGCAATATCCTTATGCTTATCTCGTAGCTTTTGAAATTCTACTTCAAGCTTTGCGTTCCAATCTTCTGCAACTTTCATTTTCTTTTTATGTTGCACTTCTCTATCGTCTAGCTCGCCAATGGTGTATGCGTCTTCGATTATTTGAGCAATCTCTAAGGCTTGTTCTTCTGACCACTCCATACCACCATTTGTTGCTAAAGCCTCAGCATGTTCATCTGTAAACCAATCTTTGAATTGTATTTTCTCAAAGATGAAACTCGCTAAAGGTCTCCACCACCACACATTATTTCTGAAGTACACACCACAGTTCTGTTCTTCAAACTTTTCCTTTTGGTCGTAGTATGCTCTTACTTCTTTCTCGGTTGGTTTAGGCTCTTTACCATTGTATAGGTTAGTCGGCTCTTTTGGTTGTTGCCCAACTATTTTTGGGTTTATTCCATAAACGTCCATTCCCATTTTTTTCTCCTTTGTTAAGTTAATTCTCTCTCTTATCATATCTTATGACTAATGCAACAACTATCTTTTAGAATCATTCTAAACTAGAAAGGTAAGCCACACCAAATCCTGTAGGGTACGACTGCTTCGCTGACGCCCCCAGTGGTAGACCTGAAGTTCCTCTGCCGTGCACCAGCTCTAGACGAGAAACGAGAACGGGAACTAGAGTATGCCAACGAGCGAGAGAAGGATCAGTCCAAACGCCACCGTAGTGACATTTGGAAAAAGTAGCCATAAGACAATCATAGCTCCTACGAGCACCTGGATCCCAGCTTCGGCTGCAGCTCCTCCTGCTGCACTTCACTGTCCTTCCACGAGAATCCATTCGCAATGCAACGCGAGCCGGGGCCACCGGTCAACGCATATGTTTTTCCAGCCTCTGGTTTATCTACCGAGTCCTTCGGGGTCCATCCCTCAGGCGGCGCATTCTCTTCATTCAATTGTTTAATTAATGTGCTTAGCTTTTGTTTCGGCATATTGTTTCTCCTTGGTTAGTTGTTAGCAGCGTATAGATAAGATACGATGGGCTTCCTGTCAAGAACTATTTTTAATTTTTTTTAATCTTTCTTCGAAGCTCCATCTCTTTTCATCTGGTAACTCCTTTAGCATCTGTAACGCCAGCTCGTGTACCTCACTGTTCTCCTTCTGCAGGGTCTTCAGTCTTGTATCATACAAACGAGATTTGTTCTGGCTTCGAACGAAATCTAATGCATCAAAATCAATGGCCATATCTTTTCTCCTTTCTTATCTTATCCCACATTTCTTCCCTGCTGTCCAGATAAATTTCCTGATCCCCAGCGACCTGCTTCTACTCTGCGGGGGAAGCTCAAGGTTGAGAACGAGAAACGAGGTTTCTTCATTGAACGAGAACGAGAGCTGAAGAAGGTTGTCGGTGTTTCCCTGATCCCAGCTCCCATATCACATATATACCTTACCCAAATAGTTTGTCAAACGAGAACGAGCTTACGCTGCTGGAGACCCTGACTCTGCAGGACCAGCGGTGGCCGTGTTTCTTTATTGAACGAGAACGAGAATTGGTGCGAGAAACGAGATTACTCCTCTGCTTCAGGATCCTGCTGCACCAGCTCGCGAAGCGATCTCTTCACCGTTGGCCAGTGAACGGGAAACGAGAACGAGAAACGAGGTTTCAGTGTCCGAGGATCAGTAAAACCGGATACAGGACACCTGTAGAGTTTAAGCTGCCTCTCCAAGAGGGCCTCATTGCAGATAATCACAATACCACCAGCTTTAACATACTTGTTGATCCAAACAATTTGCCATTTATTTAGCTTAGGATAACTGACATAGTCTGATTTTAATTCTAACCAAAAAACTTTATTAAAACCAACACCATGAATGTCTGGTATTCCATTGATTGTGCTAGATTCTATGCGGGTAAAGAACACATCATTGATATGTTTTTTTATTCTTTGCCAAAGTAATGACTCACGATTTTTAGCAGCCATATTGAAGTCAAGATTGTTCGGAATCTTCTAGTTGAGTTCTTAACATTTCAACTATCCAAGGGTTATCTCGAAAAACTCCCATCATCACGTTTGTAAGTTGATTAACTACAGCTTCTTCATGTTCTTCTTTTTCCAATGGAGCTTTTTCTTGGTTAAGTCCTGCAACTTGAACAGCTGCATGCATTATCTCATGAATTGTTGTATTGGCTCTCTCTTGCCCACATAAATCATGCTGTATGTGAATTACATTTTGTCTATAATCATATTCACCAAAACAATCAGTCATCTGCCATTTTTTAAAATCAGGTCTGACATATTTAATTTTTACATCCTTGTAACCAATTCTAACTTTATCAGGTAAACCTTTAACATCAACTACAATTGGAGTAATATTCTTTTTAAAATGTTTATTTTTTTTCATTTTTAGTCCTTACATTAACAATTCCTACAGATGTATAAAGTTGTGGGTTATGTACTTTGTTAAAAGTAACAATCCAATCAGACCAACTAGCTTTCTTCAATTTGCTCAGTTGTGCTTTCGACAACGTCAATGGTCTTTGCGTTGTAACCATCGATCTTGTTTGAAAGTTCCTTGAGTTTGTTTTCAAGTTCTTCACGTGACATGCCCTCCAACCCTGTTACTTTAACTTCTTTTCTATCAACATATTGACCAGCCAATTGACCAGATCTATATTCAGCATTGATTGCAGCAGCATATTGTTTATCAGCTTCCGCACTAAGAGCTATACGTTCTAATCGTTTATAACGTCTAAGGTTGTCACCTTCGTATTTAGCACATTCTTCTTTGTAAATTTTGTCCATGTATTTAACAACATGAGGATTTAGTTTTCTATTTGTTAACCTAGATGCAATTACAGAATAATCATTCTCATTCTTACAATCATAGCCAGCCTGTTTTAGAGCATCAGCTTTTGTGATGTTGCCCCAATTCTTAACATAGATATCGATGAAATGCTTTTGCTTTAAAGTCAAGTCATCTTCAGTTCGCAGTTCTTTCTTTTTCAGTGGCATAATAATTTTCTATTATATAGATTATTTTAACCCCTGTCCAACTTTCAAAAAAGCAAAAGTTGAGTTCCCGCAAGACACCCTATATTACTTTTATTGATTAGGTGTCCCTTAGGGACACCATAGGGACACCATAGGGACACCATAAAAACGTACTTAAAGTATTGATATATATACATTATTCTTCTTCGGGGACACCAGGGACACCTCTTTTACCCCCTGAGCACTTTTCTTTTTCAATTACTCTAGAATATCTATATAGAGAAATTTTTTAATATTGCAGCAAATCACAGAAAATGATAATAATTATATGCTTTTTATAAATATGCGGCCACTGGATTACCTTAACTGGTTCGGTTTCCGGTGGCCGGTAACCTTTCTTCCTTAACCTTTCTCACATAACCCTTGCTAAATTTTACCGATTCACGTACAATGGATATTGAGCATCTTTTTTCATTATGCTCTCTTAGGTTAGTTAAATTCCCTGCCAGGTTATTTTTCTTTTTTGCCTGGTAGGGTTAACCTGTCTATCTGTCTTTTAATAATTCTTCTTGATTCCTTATCATTGGCAGCTCGATATCGTTTATATCTATCTCTATACTCCATCCAAGTAAGTTCAGATTTAGAAAATTTTATTACACCCTCTTTTCTTAATTTTAAAAAACGGTCTCTTACAAAACTCGGATCCATATCCGCAAACCAACACACTCGATCAAAATCCTCTCCACCATCTTTAAACCAATTATAAGAATCTTCCTTATTATAAGCATCCACCTTAGAATACGTTTTAAATACACAATCTTCAAACGCCTGGACAATGATTGCCTGGAACAACCTTTGCTCAGGGTATTTTACATTCACAATCTTTTCGGACATGTTAGTGCCCAAAATCTTTAATAAGGTCGGTGAGTAGTTCACTGTATTGAGATTGCTCCTTTTTAGGATACTGCAGCTCTCGTATTTCTACCCAATCATCGAATACCCCTTCAATGAAACGCATCTTACCTACACCATCTAAGGACTCAATTACATGATAATGGTAATTAACTAAATTCTGATAAGTTTCATCGTCCATGATAAACGTGACTGCAGAGAGGGAAAAGATATCGATATGGAAATACTCTGCAATCACGCATCATTTTTAAAGACCAGTTTAATGCCTTTAGCCTTAGCTGCAGCTTTACGACCGATCTTCCAACACTCATCAACTTTGTCAATGAATGAAAGACTGAAATTTCCTAAACCAAAATCATTCCCACAATACAACTGAAACATCAAGCTCGTTAGTTCATCATATGTCTTTTTATCAGGACATATCATTACCAATTTCCTTAACGTGTTTTCTAACGCTTCAGGACTAGCCTTAAGTTTCTGTTTCGCCACTTAGTCTCCTAATTAAATTGTTAATTTAAAAACTAATTATTCGTTGCTATTGTGAAAATAAAGTGTTTTGAAAAGCCCCACTTTCTCATTTAGGCTTAGGAATACGTTAATTGATTAATATAGAATTAAATTTTAGATTGCAAGCAAAAAAAAGGGGCCAGATCTCCCAGCCCCTTCTTCAGTTAGTAATCAGATCCGATCTAACTTATTTACTATTGAGCAGTGCGCGCCCTTGCTTTAGTAAATTCTCTCTCATCGCTTCAGTAGATTTGCCTTCTTTTTTGGCAATTTTTTTAACTTCTTCATCGACTAATTTAGCTATCATGTTACCAGGTCGTCTAAACCCTTCCTTACCCATAGCTCGAATTATACAATAAGAGTCAATATCCACTGCACAGGATTTCCATTTATTTATGTCCATTATGCTGCATCCTCTCTTTTATCAAAGTCTCGGTCAAGTGCAAATTTTAGTAGATCGATTTTTTTATCTCTGGTTAATCCACCATTATACACTCTATCGAGTTGTTCAATATATTCATCTTTTGATGTAACTGCATTAAGTTTTCCACCCTTAGATCGCATTGCAGATTTTAATCTGTCAAAACTAAACTTTGGATGTTTGCACAAAATTAAATAAGCTCTGATCAATTGTCTTTTTAACTTTGTAGTTGACGGATCAATTTGCTTAGCGATGTGTGTCATCTCTTTTGCAATCCGATCAAACTTTGCAATGTTACCAGATGGAATAGAAAAATTACCAAGTTTAAATTCCTCAGTAATATCTTTAGACACAGTTGCTTTACCATTTAGTAATGCAAGTGTTTCTGCAACTGGCATCCCAAATTGTTCCATCTTCGATCTGCAGATTTTATAATCTTGTCTATTACGATCGCAGTGAAACTTTAAAAAGTTATCCAAGTTCCAGTTCCGTTTTCCGGTGTTCATTCTTGCAGTATCAAGAGCATCATCCGATTCAGAAATGATAAAGTAAATTTCTAAACCTAACTCTTTTCTAGCTTGCAAGGTATGTTGACCATCAATTACTTCATAATTTTTATTTACAGTAATTGCAGCCTTCGTATCTTTATCAGCAATCAATCGTTTGATTCTTTCAACATGAGTGTGATCAACTTCACGATTACCTCTAGATTTTTTAAACAACGAATAATCTTTCGTTGCAAAGTATTTATTTTTTATTTCTTTAACTGACATTTTTTTTCTCCTTATTGGTTAGTTAAATGTTACGTAAAGCAGTGCCCCAACTAAAAGTAAAAATATTTTAGGTGGTATCACTAGCAGCATGATTAAAAAACAGAATTTATAAAACTGATTGATCATATTTATTCTTCTCTCCTTCAATGTGGCTGTAGATTAAATCCATCGCGACCTGCTCATTTATCGGATAGATAGGATGCATTTCAAAGTTCATAGAGCACTGCTGCAACCTACGCATTTGCTCTTGAAAGTGATCGTCCTTATACTCTAACGGTTCACCATTAACGTTGTTGATCTGAGTCTTGCTCAAGATATCATCAACTTCTTTAATCCAATTAGTAAATGTTTCACTATTGGATTTAAGTTTTATTACATTCATGATACACTCCTTGTTAGTCATGCAATAGTTATAAACATTAAAATAATAATTGCAAGGATTAAATAAGATAGGATAATATAGGACTATGAAGTTTATTTTAATACTGCACTTATGCACCTTGCTAACAAATCAATGTTACGAATCATTACATGTGAACATGGAATTTAACGATCATAGATCCTGTGCCCTTGCAGGTTATGATATTGCAGGTAAATCTTTAGAACAATTAAACCCTAAAGATGTAAATGATGCAGAATTAGCGGTAAAATTTGAATGCAAAAAGGTAGGCAAAAAGCCAATTATACCCCTTCCTAAGCCTGGAACACCCTCATAGTTGCATTTACTGTGTGTTTTGATATATAATCCCTTATGAAGCTATATCGCGTCCAAGCAAACTATAAAAATATATATATTAATGAGATGCTTGAGGCTGAGAACGATAAGGCCGCTCTTGAGACGTTTTCAAAGAAGGTTGACTCAGGAGATGTAACAGAACATGAAGGTGCTGGTTTTCATAACCCGGACTTTCTGTTTATAACCTTCGAGGAGGTTGACCGAGATGCAACTACAAAAGTTAATATCGGAAAAGCTTCAGTTGGAGTCCAAGTGGGCAACACAAGCGTTGGCACAGGGGAGAGTAACATCTGACATGAGGTGGATCGATATAAAGATCAAAGATCTTAAAAAAAAGATTAATGATCAAAGTGTTGAAGACGCTAAAAAAGGTCTTTACGATATTGCTAGTTAAAAAAAACTAGCTTTTTATTTTTTTTTCAATTATTCTCTAGGCTACCCATGTCCCGAAAAAAACCTAAAAACTATTGGACTAAAACCAAATTAAAACAATGGGAAAAATCTTTTGTTAAGTGGGGCCAGTTTTATGAGCTGCACAAGTTAATGATTGTCCATGATTATGAACCATACAAAAATGATAAAGTGAGTGCTGCAATAAAATTAATTAGTTCACTATTACAAATAGAAAAACACACCAATCCAAAACAGTATAAATTAATTAGAGCAGGTGTTAGAATGAAGCTTGACCAGGACACGGTTGATGAAGTTAGAAGAGAAAAATTAAATTAATGGCAAAATCAATTGTAATAAATAATTATAAAAAATATTGGATAAGTGATACATCTCAAGGTCACTTAATAAAAATTTGTCATGGCAACAATGATCAAGTTTTAGAGATAGATTTAAGATGGAAAGACAGAGTTCGTGATAAAAATAACAGAGTCACCAAAAAGCATCCAGTGTCGCAGCCAGAATGAAACCCCTGATCTTGTCAACCCTCTAGAATTCAATAAAATAAATTTTTGAAAAAACGTCCATGTTATAATTGGTAAAAAAATAACTTAGGAGAAAAAAAATGACGTTTGTATGGAAACACCCAAATTATTATAAACAGTTTAAAGAGCAGCAAGCTTCCGAAAATAATCAGGAGTC